TAAATCCTGGATCTCTGTCCATTACCGGTCCCGCTGCTCCGATCCTTGGGACTGGCATAACGCCACTCACCGCGAAAGTGCGTGACAAGTGCCGTGAGGCGGTGCGCTCGATTTTCTTGCCGCGCTATAGCGGCTTAGTCCATGGCTAACACGACGATCACGCCCAACAATGGCGCATTGACGATGACGACGTTGATCGTGCCACCTTTGGTTGCATTGGCTGGCGCGCTCGCGCTTAGCGGACAGACTCCAGCGATCTATCGCGGGCAAGCTTTCTTTACGCCTGGCGCCGGCACGTTGCTTGTCACAAATGCGTTCAATCCGATCATTCCGCCGCAGATCGGATCGCTGTCACTTAGCGGTACGCAGCCAGGCATCATTCAAACTGGACGCGGGCCCACGATTGCGCCAGGCGCTGGATTGTTGTTCATCACTACGGCTGGGCGGCCAAATCCGATCCCGCAAACTGGGAGTCTCTCGGTGATCGGGAATCAGCCAACGGTTCTCAATCCGCCGTCGCTGGTGCCAGGCGTTGGGACATTGAATATCGCGAGCGCGGTTGTCTCGCAACTATTGACGCTGCCCCCTCCAGCGACAGCCTCGCTGTCAATGACAGGTGTCGCTGCACTTGTCTTTCGGTCGCAGACCGTAGGGACGGGCGCTGGACCGCTCTCAATGATCGGCAATGCGCCGTTCTTGAATAACCTGATCGCTCCGGCCGTTGCAAGTATCTCGATCATCGGACAAAGCGGACCGAAACTGAATCTTGTGCTCGTTCCGAGCGCGGTGAACCTTGGAATTTTGGGCGGGCAGGTATTCGAGGCCACGCAGATTACCGTTGGCCCTGGATCTTTGAGCATCGCAGGGCAACTCGCGAGTCTCAACGGTTCTATCGTCACTTCGGCACTGGTCGGAGCAATTGCGTTTTCGAGCGCGGCTCCAGTCCTGAACATTTCGTACTCATTCGCGCCGCCCGCTGCCGCTTTGAATCTCAACGGCAATGCGCCGCTGTCGAATCAGCTTACGACAATTGTGCCGAATGCTGGCGCTTTGTCGACCACAGGTTTTGCGCCAACTCTGTTGAATCTTGATATTAGCGTGCCCGCAAGCGGCTCATTGAGCCTTGCTGGCGCAGCGCCGGTAATCGTCAGGGGTTTGGGTATCGCGCCGAATGCCGGCGCTCTCAGTGCCCAAGGTAACGGCGTAACTACGGCGCAAACATTCAATGCTGCCTCGCCACCTTCGGCTGGATCGCTCAATTTGGCTGGAGGCGCGCCATTGGTGTCGCAAGCATTGAGCGGTGGAACATTCAAGGACATCAATTTAGTGCCGACGTATCCGAATATTTGGCCGTTCAATACTCGTCCGCAGCCTTACGGCGAGTTCTATCTCTCGGTTGGGGACATCGAGCGCTTTGGCATCGACTTCTCTGGCATGTTGGCCAATCGCTGGACGATGGCCACGCTGGCCGCGCTTGGGACAACGATTCGCCCCTCGGTCCCGAACGGCTATCAGTACGTCTGCAGTCAGGCTGGCCAAACTGGCGCGACAGAACCTTTCTGGCCACCGGTCGCAGGCGCCCAATTGCTGGACGGGTCGGTGCAGTGGACTGCGGAAGCGGTTGATACGACTTCGCTCGAGGGGACGCTGAACACAGCGAATTGGACGTCGCCAACCGGTCTCGCGCTCACCTTTAGCGCGATCCAAGATCAGACGGCCCTCATTACGATAGATGCGACCAATGCCGTATCAGGAACAGATTACAACGTCGTGTGCACGGCGCAATTTACGGGTGGCCCATTGCAGATCGTCGGCACGATTCGAGTCAAGGTGAGATGAACGCGGTAGCGAAGCCTGAGAAGACGCCTTACCAGAAATTGCCTCGTCGGCACCAGAAATTCGTCGATGCCTTTGTCGATTGCGGCAAAGCCACCGAGGCGATGCGTCGAATCGGCTTTAAAGGTCGGCGCCCGGATTTGGCCGGCTCGAAGCTCAAGGCGCGCGAGGGAATTCAAGCGGCAATCGATGAGCGTCAGGCGATTGCGGTCAGCGAGGCCGGCGTCAATTCCGCCCGAGTCAAAATCGAACTTTCTCGTGTCGCATTCTTCGATCAGCGGCGCCTATTTGATGCAGACGGAAAACTGATTCCGACTCATCAATTGCCTGATGATGTTGCGGCTGGGCTTGCCGGCATCGAGATCATCGAAATCGGTGACGGCGAAGAGCGCACGGCTGGCAGACTCTCAAAATATCGCGCATGGCCAAAGGTCGAGGCGCTGAATACCCTCGCCAAGATCCTGAAGCTCGCACCCGATGTGCATGAGCTTACCGGCAAGGACGGCGTGCCGCTTGCGCCGCCGATCATCAATATAGGCTTTGGAAATGGCGGACCAGGCGGCGATCCTAGCGCCTAAGTTTCGCGACCTTTTCTTTGATAAGCACGGGCAATGGATTCCTTCTGACTTCAAGGTCGCCTACGGGGGTCGCGGCGGCCTAAAGACCTGGGGATTCGCGCGCGTGAGCCTGATGCTCGCGTCGATGCGCAAGACGCGATTCCTCTGCTGTCGCGAGATGCAGAACTCGATTCAAGAGTCCGTGCATCACACGCTCGTATCGCAGATCGAAGAGTTGAAGTTCGAGCGCTACTTCGACATCCAGAAAACGACGATCACTGGCGTCAACGGGTCGGCCTACATTTTCGCCGGCCTTGCGACCGATCCACGCAAGATCAAGTCGACCAGCGGCGTCGATGTGACCTGGGTAGAGGAAGCGGAGAATGTCTCCCAGGACAGCTGGGACAACCTCATTCCCACTGTTCTGCGTCAGAAGGGTGGCGAGATCTGGGTAGGTTTCAACCCGGATCTCAAAGAATCGGCCACATCGCGGCTGTTTCTTGTCGATAAAGACGGCAAACCGCTTGATGAGAATGGCCGGCCGCCGAATACGCGGATCATCAAGACCACGTATTTGGATAATCCGTGGTTCCCGGAAAAGCTCCGAAGCCACATGGAGTATCTGCGCCGCGTCGATCCCGACGCCTGCGCCCATGTGTACGGGGGCGAGTTTCGCGAGAACAGCGATGCGCAAGTGTTGCGCGACAAGTGCTTCGTTGAGGCATTTGAGCCTGGACTCGATTGGAACGGTCCGTATCAGGGCGCCGATTGGGGTTTCAGCCAAGATCCGACCGTCATGGTGCGGCTCTGGATTCACGGCCGCACCCTCTTCGTTGAATACGAAGCTTATGGGATCGGCATCGATTTCAACGACCTGGCCGAACTCTTCGATCATATCCCGCTCGCAAGGCAGTACGTCACGCGTGCAGACAATGCGCGGCCCGAGACTGTCAGCTACATGCGCAGCAACGGCTATCCAAAGATGGAGAGCTGCGAGAAATGGAAGGGGAGCGTTGAGGACGGCGTTGGCTATCTTCGTCAATTCGAGAAGATCGTCATTCACCCCCGATGTGTGCATGCGGCCGAAGAGGCGCGCCTGTGGTCCTACAAGGTTGATCGGCTCACAGGCGACGTGCTGCCTGACCTGAAAGACGGAAACGATCACTGCTGGGATGCTTCGCGTTACGCGCTGCAACCGCTGATCAAAGATTTGGGCACGTGGGCCTTCGGATCTATCTAACAGGACAACATGAAGAAGTTCGCCACTGTCGCCAGCCTCGTACTTGTTGTCATTGAAGGCGCGGTGTCGATGATTCCGTTCCTCGCTTCCTGGTGGGTCTGTGCGATCTATCGCGCGATCCTGACGGGCTGGGCTGTATCCTGCATGGACTCGACTGAGAAGCGCGCCGCGCTGAGATTGCTGCTCGGGTCTGACAAGTGAAGACGGTCGCCGAGTTCCTTGCGGGTCGCAAGCGGCATGAGCCGCAGCGCGATTCTGATGTCTACCCGCGCTTGATGAACATTGGCGGTTGGCAGCGACTCGATAAGCGCCCGCTGATCAAGCCGACGCCCGCTAATTTGCGCATGTTCGGCAAGACTTCGTATGCGCGGCGCGCGATGAATCGCATCAAGGGTTCGATCGCAATGCTCGACTGGGAGGTCGCGCCGAAGAAGGACATCAAGCTCAACTCGGAGTTGCAGCGGCAGATTGATGTGGCAACGTATTGCCTGCGTCAGCCGAATCGCGACGACAGTTTCCGATCTTTCGTGGAGCAGATCACCGAAGACACCATGACAAATGGTGCCGGCTGCTACGAACATGAACTCGGCGGGGATAAGGCGCGACCTCTATGGCTTTGGCCGGTCGACTCGATGTCCATTCAGATCAACGCCGATTGGGATGGTAATCCGATAGAACCGCGGTATTACCAGTCCCTAGGCTACGGAAACATCGGCGGCGTGCAAGGCAAGCCGCTGCTGAACGAAGAAATCGTTTACATCCGGCAGAACCCGACGACGGAGAATCCGTTCGGCTTGGGCGAATTGGAAGTTGCCTTCGCGGCGATTAATCGCAAGCTGGGTGTTGCGGATTACGCCGGCAAGTTGGCGAGCAACGCGCAACCAGAGAACTTGCTGGTCATGCCAGGCTGGACCAATGAGCAACTGCTGGCGTACCGCGCCTATTGGCGCAATGAGATAGAGGGGCAGGGGCAGACGCCTATCGTGGCGCCTCCAGTTGGCTCAAAAGCCGAACTGCTCAAACTTCGCGGTACTGATGACGGCACACTGTTCATTGGCTACCAGGAACTCCTGATTCGCGAGATCGCGACGTCGTTCAACATCGATGCGATGTGTCTGAACATCAGCAAAGACGTCAATCGATCGACGGCCGAGGTCGTCGATGACGCCGATTGGGATAACGCGGTTGTTCCGAAGGCGACCTTGATCGCGGCCTACATCACGCGAGAGAGCATTGAGGGGCGGCTTGGCTTCTCGCAACTCGAGTTCAGGTTCCTGGGGCTCAAGCGCGAGGACAAGCTCGCCGAGGCGCAGATATTCGAGATTGAGTATGCCTCGAATGCCGCGACGCCGAATGAGTACCGGGCGCGCAACAACCTGCCACCGATGCTGGGTCAGTGGGGAGATCTCACGAGTGCCGACGCTGAGATCGCGAAGATGGCGGCGCGCGGCACAGGCGAAATTGATGATCCCGATTTGCCGCCAGCGCGCAAACCGGCGAAACCAAAGGGCAAATCTAAGGAGTAATTCATGTCAGAGGTAGATGTTCACACTCAAGGCTTCACGAGGGGTAGCGCTATTCCTGTGCAACAGGATCGGTTGCGAAACTATGTCGCATATGGCGTCGCGAACGGTTCGGGAGGCGCGGGCGCGACCGTTACTGTCGCCGTCACTGTGCCCGATTCGCCTCTGCCGGCGAACGGCAACTACTTCGTCGACTACGACATAGGGTTCGACTACACCGTCTTCACGACCGCTAAGACGGCGGCCGGTTTCACCGTCAATATTCAGCCGCGCCTCGCCGCGAATTCGGTGGCGGCCGGCGCGTTCAATCTGTGGGTTAGCTGGTAATTTTTCGATCAATTCACGCTAGGAGTTCGCATACATGGGTGTTTACACGAATTTGAAGGCGCTCACTGCGCTGGCGGCCGAACAATCGACGGTGGCCGCAGCAGTCGGCTATGAAGACTGGACCGGCATGCTGCAGGTCATTGTCAATGAACTGGCGCAGCTCAATCAGAAGCTTACACGCCTGCAGACCTACGTTCCCGCCGGCACCAATCTGACGGCAATCGGAACCGCGCTTACCGCGCTATCGTGAGCGCGCCTTTGGCTTTGAAGAAGCGCGTCGAAGCTGATCCCTACAAGGATGTGGCATCGAATGAGGAAGTGAAGCTCGACACTTCCACCACCTCAAAGCGAGCATCGATCGTGTCTGCGCTCGAGGTTCACGCGCTCGAACTGCAGCGCTCCGGTCAACACGCGAAGCATGGCGCAGTGAGTGATGTCATGGTGGCGGCAGGTACTCTCAAGCACAAGGTCGGCGCCATCAAGGGAACGCTCGGCGGTGAATTGGGCGAACTGATCGATAGGCTGCACGAGATTCTCTGATGTCTCACTTGACGAAGGAGCAGCGTGACGCGCTGGCTGCGGCAGATTTTGCCCTGCCGGAGAAACGCAAGCTCCCAATCAAGAATACGCCGGATGATCTGCGTCATACGCGCATGGCATGGAGCCAGTTATCGCGCATGGATGGGTTAGCGGCGCTCGAGCGTAAGGAGGCGAGAGACCGCATTCTCGCTCGCGCTGAGGAACTCGGTATCGATACGAATGGATGGCTTCAGGCGGTCACCTTCGAACTATCGGCGATGTCTCTGGATATGCCGACCGAAGAGCATCCGAACCGGATGCCATTCGCCGGCATCCTGACTCGCGTCGATGAGGCATCGGACGAACCGCCGGGCGGCTCCGGTGGCAAGCGCGTGTTTATCCCGACAGAGGTCGCGCGCCTTGCGCTACCGACTCTTTTGGGCATGGGCGTCGACACGACGCCAGAATTTGATGGTCATGACGCTCAATTCAAAATTGGCGTCATCACCGAAACGACGATTGAGGGAAACGCGGTTCACATCGCGGGCTTCCTGTACGCAAGCGATTTCCCCGAGGAATGCGCGCGCATCAAGGCAGAGAAGAATCGACTGGGCTTCAGCTATGAATGCAAAGTCGCCATCTCTGACAAGAATGCCGACCCCTGGGTGGTAGATCGGATCATCTTTACGGGCGCAGCCATCCTTTACAAGGACAAGGCCGCCTATCGAACAACCTCTCTAGCGGCTACGGCCGAAAAGGAAGACGCAATGACTCCCGAAGAATTGAAAAAGCTGAACGACAGCATCGCGGCACTCGCGGCCTCGGTCGGCGCGATCAGCGAGAAGGTCAACAAAATTGAAGCCGGCAAAGGTGCATCGCTCGCCGGTCCGATAGTCGATCAGGCGATGCCACACGTAGGCGCATGCAATGCAGCTGCAGATGCGATGGAAGCGGCCGGCATCGGCACGCATCCGACGCATGGCCATGCGGCGGTACTGCGCCGGGTAGGTGCAAGCATTCTGCATGGCGCTACGATGGGTAAGCTGCCGCATGTGTTTCGTGATCATAGCTATTTGGGTGGCGATGGCGTGGAAGCGGTCGCGGATAAGGCGACGCAGGACAAGCTCGACGCGGCGGCGAAGGAAACCAAAGAACTCAAGGATTCCCTTGCAGCGCTCACCACTCAGCTCGCGGATATGAAGGCCGCGGCTCAAAAGGCAACTGAGGGGACGAAAACGCCGGATCGGAAGACTTTGAGCAATGGCGCCCAGGCGCTCTTGAGCAAGTTCAACGTCAAGGACGGTGATCAGATCACGGCGGCGAATGTCGACGAGATTCTGAAGGCCGCCGGCGTGCCCTCCGGCCACAAGACCATCGAGGCGAAACTGAAACTTCGCGCCGAAGGTCTGCTCGCCGCCTGATCGACTGTCATATCAATTCCAAAAAGACCGCCTTCGGGCGGTTTTTTTTCGACTAGGAGTTTTCAATGTCTAAGGTACAAGCCCAGATGATGGACTTGAGCGCGGCGGCCGACTATCTCGGTACCGGCGCGATCGAAGTCCCAATTTTCGAAAAAGAGATCGTCGACATGGTTCGTCGTATCTCCGTGTCCCTACAGCGATTTCCGCAAGTGCCGGCCACTGGCCACCCGCACCGTTACTTCGAGCAGACAGCGATTGCAGTTGCGACATCGGTCGATCCTCGCAATATCTCGGCAACGGCCTCTGGCCCGATCCGCATCGAGCGCCCGGTCTTCATCAAGGCCGAAGTCGCGCAGAGCAATCTGTCGCTCTTCGACAAGGATGTGACCGAGCAGCAAGGGCAGTTCGCATCAGTGGTTGCGAAGGATATCGAGGATATCGCCGCCGCAGTACAAGTGCAGCGGGCCAACATGGTGTGGGCCGGAACGGACACATCGCTCGTTGCCCCGACTACGGTGCAATGGTGCGGTGGTCTGACGCAAATCACTCAGATATTCACGGTGGCTTCCGGTTCATCGATTATCGATGGCCTGAAGACGGCCGTTGCAACCATCGTGGCGAACGCAAACTATGCGGCGCGCCCGACCGCGGTCTACCTCAACCCGCTCTTGGGCGACTACATCGACCAGGAAGCCAAGGCTTCGCGCATCACTCTCGATTCCGTCGAAGTGGTCGCTGGGGTTTCGGTGGCTGCCATCTCGACGCAGGTCGGGAAATTGCCGCTCGTCGGCGATCCGTACATGCCGACCTGCCCCGCGAGCACCGCGCAGTATGGATTCAGCGCGACGCCTGCGGGCCTCAAGGGCTACTACGCTGCCATCATTATGGAGAGCGAGGTCGAGATTCCGGTGATCTCCGGCAAAGAGTTCAACGCGAACCCTCGTATTTTCCAGCTCGGGTTGACTGGAAACTTGGCCGGTCAGTTCGTCGGAGTCAAATTCGACGCGATTGTCTTCAAGGGTCCGTCCTACGCTCACGCTGTAGTCCAGGTCATCCGTCCGTAAGGATTGATGGCATTCGCCTCGTAAGGGCCGCCTTTCGGGCGGCCTTTTCTTTTGGGAGATACCCTCATGAAGATTTATTCCGGCGGCTACGGCAACGGCACTGTGTTCGTTTCTCCGGGGGCTCACTATCCGACGAATTCCGATTGGATGTCGGTAGGGGAAGCGGACGGCAAGACCATCCGAAAGCCGATTCAGTTCACCGTGCAGTTCAAGAACGGTGTCGCTGAGGTTCCAGATTCGCTGGGTGAGTACATGATCGCGCAGAAGCTCGCGCGCGGCTCTCCTATCGTCTTGATCACGCCGCCAACGATCATGGCGCTGGAGGATCTGAAACCGAAGTATGCCAAGCCGATCTCTGTCGGCCGGCCGATGTCTGAAGTGATGCGGCAGACAGCATGAACCCCTGTATCGCGCAGCTACTCTCAAACGTAGCGACGCAGGTAACCGGCGCTGCGGTCAACTGGCAGGGCGGCATTGCTGCGTTTATCGTCAATGGAACCATGGGCGGCGCGACCGTCACGCTGCAATACATGGACTCAAGCGGCGTTTGGTCGGCATTCAGCGCTGCGACCACGGTTACGGCCGCAGGGACTGTGACGCCAGTCTACGCGCCTCCTGGGTCATATCGGGCTGTCGTGACGGTTGCGAATCCGACCGCGCTCTACGCAGCTCTCGAAGCCGTCGATAACTAAATGCCTTCCTCGTACCTGACTACCGCAGAGGCACCGCTCTACGGCCTCTCGGCAGTGAGTACGTCGCAGATCATTCAAGCCTCGGCGCTGATTGATGCGTATCTGAAACGGCCTGAAGGGCTAGTGTGGGCGCCGGATTCGACCGGGAATCCGTGCTACATGACTTCGCCGGTTCCTACGGCGACGTTCGCGCTGACTTCGCCAATCTCGCCAGGCGCAAATGTGCCAGTGCAATTGAGCGGCCCTAAGCAGATTCTCCAGGTTGGCGATGTGGTCATTCTGGATCAGCCGACCTCGAATCTGGTGGAAGCGTGCGTCATTGCGACGACAAGCAATCCGCCGAACCCTTCGCCTGCGATCACGCTACAGAACGTGATCAATTCTCACGGCTCGAGCGCGCCCGCAGTCCTTGGGCTGACGATCGAAGAACAACGGTACATGCCGGCGAGCCGTCCGATCACGTTTCTCTCACGCACGCCATTGATGAACGTCATCTCAGGCGTTGGGCGTTATGGCTACGGTCGGCGCGGAGACCACGCGGATTACAACATGGAGCAGTTCAACTTGCTCGCCGCGGTTTCGAAGTTCGGCGGGCCACCAGTTTGGGAGCTGTTCCAACAGAACTACCCGACAGGCTGGGATGTGCAGACCGGCCAAGTTTGGGTTCCGGCTGGAATCATGCTGGCCTACTACTCGGAAGTGAAGTTGCGCTATGTCGCTGGTTTTGCGGCGAATGCCATTCCGGGCCCAATCAAAATGGCGGTTGTCCAGTTGATGGCTGCTATGAATGCCAATCCCGGGTTGGGCGCAGTCAAGAGCCTCAAAGCTGGCGACACATCAGTCGCGATGTTCGCAGCCTCGGTCTTGAGCGACGACACGAAGGCCGCAATTGAACCGTATGCGGCTCGAGTATACGTGTGAGTTTCATATATCCGCGCGTGATCTCGATCACTCGGCCAACTGCTGATTTGGGAGTTGGGTCGGTGGAGTACGGCGGCGAGTTGCCATTGAATGAGGACTCGATCGCGAGGCAAGTTCCCGCGTCGATTCAGCTGGACAAGCAGGGAGCGAAGCCGACCGCGGATCTGCCGGCGGACATGTCGAATCGCACTTTCTGGCGCATTTTGATTCCCCTGGGCGTCATCGCTTTCGGCACGATCAAGGTACGCGACATCATCACCGATGACTTGGGGCTGCGCTACGCCGTGGTCGCGAACTACTGGAATAGCCTGGGTTACGGGTTGCGCTGCGAACTGTTGGAGAATTAGACGTGGCGGATCTCGAGGATGTGACCGCCACGCTGGTCGGTATCTTGAACGGCCTGCTGTATCCGAATGGATTGGGCGCGCCGCCAATTGCGGGTTACGCCTCTCGCGTTCTTCCAGGGTGGCCGAACCCTGCGCAGTTGGACAAGGATCTAAAGGAGAACCGCACCATTGTGTCGGTTTATCCTCGCACCGAAGAGCGCAACACGACGCGGTACGCCTTGCAGTGGCAACAAGCCACGATGAATTCGCCGACGCTTGCGATGAATTTCAACGGTGTGAAAGCGACCGTTTCTGGCAGCGTTCCGCCGGCCGCAAATCCCCACATCGTGATGGTCATGGCCAATTATCGGCCATACGTGTACGCAGTGCAGCCTTCGGACACGTTGTCGAGCATCGCCGCGGCTCTTGCTGGAATTGCCGCTGTTGGAATTCCAGGCACATCCAGCGCCGGCCCGGTTATCTCATTCCCGGCCAACACCCTGATCATGGCGGCGCGTGTCGGTGTTACGGGGACTTCCGGAATGGAGGTCCGCCGGCAGGAGCGGTTGTTTCAAATCGGCATTTGGGCGAATAGCCCGCAGTCTCGGACAGCGGTCGCAAAGGCCATCGATCCAGCGCTCGCCGTGATGCCATTCATCACTCTGCCGGATCTTTTCACGGGACGTCTGCGCTATAAGAATTCGATGGTCACCGATGTCTCGCAGAAGCAGCTGCTCTATCGACGCGACCTTTTCTACACTGTTGAGTATCCGACGACGCAGTTCGAAACGAATATCCAGATCACGCAGGAACAATTGAACATCGCGGCTCTTCCTTCAGGGACGCCGATAGAAACGATCTACATCTAAGAGACTTAACAAGCCACCAAGAGGCCCGCAATTGCGGGCCTTTTCTTTGGAGAACTCAATGCCAGTTTCGCAATTCGGGCAGATCAATACGTCGGCTCTTCTGGTTCCGAACGTCTACGTGCAGATCATTCCGCCCTCGAATCAGTTCATCAACGGCGTGCCCACCAATATCTTGGGGATCGTCGGCACGGCAACATGGGGGCCGGTCAATTCTCCCGTTGTCGGCGGCACGGTCGCACAGCTCACTGCCGTATTCGGAGCCGCCCAGGCGCGCAAATACGACCTGATGACGCCGGTCAACACTGCGGCTCTGCAGGGTGCGAACTTCTTCAAGTGCGTGCGCGTGACGGATGGTACAGACACGGCCGCTGCAGTCACGGTCTTGAGCAACTGCATCGTCTTCACATCGAAGTACACAGGTTCATTCGGCAGCGGCATCTCTGTCACCCTGTCAGCCGGAAGCAAGGCCGCCACGCAGAAAGTGGTTGTTGGTGCTCCTGGTCTGGTCCCAGAGGTGTTCGACAACATTGGCGCAAATCTTAATGGCAATGCGCTCTGGGTCGCCATTGCCGCGGCGGTGAACGCTGGCTCGAGCATCATCCGCGGGCCCTCGCAGATCATCACGGCAACTGCTGGCGCCGGCACGACGACCCCCGCAGCTGCGACCTATCCTCTGGTCGGTGGCACGGATGGCACCTCCACGATCACGGGGGCTACCTTGGTCGGTGCGGATACGCTGCCGCGCGCTGGCATGTATGCGCTGCGCAATTCTCAGGCGAGTGTTGCGATGCTCTCCGACTGCGATGACAGCACGACTTATTCGACTCAAGTGGCGTATGGCCTATCGGAAGGCACATACATGATCATGACGACCCCGGCCGGGGATGTCATCAATACCGCCATCACGAATAAGGCTTCCGCTGGGGTTGATTCCTACGCGGCTAAATTGATGTTTGGCGACTGGGTCTATTGGGCAGATCCGGTGAACGGCCTGCGCTTGGTTTCGCCACAAGGATATGTGGCAGGATTCTTATCGAACGCCAGCCCCCAAATTGGCGCGCTCAATCAACAGTTGCAGGGCATCGCGGGCACTCAGAAAACCAACGCGAATCAAGTGTATGCGATGGCTGACCTGCAGCTTCTCTCGCAGGCCGGGATTGACTGCATCACGAATCCTTCTCCTGGCGGTTCTTATTTCAGTTGTTTCCTCGGACACAACACGAGCTCGAATGCGGTTATCAGCGGCGATTCTTACACGCGCCTGACCAACTACATCGCCTTCACGTTGAATGCTGGCATGGGCCAATTCATCGGGCAGGTCAACAACCCGGCAGTGCAGGCGACGGCACTCGCAACCTTGAGTGCGTTCTTCGACACGCTTTGGGATCAGGGATTGATCGGTAATCCGAATAGCTCGCAAGCGGTGCCATACAACATCAATTTGTCGGCCTCGAACAATCCGCTGGCGCGTGAGGCGCTTGGATACCTACAGGCGGATATCCAAGTCGAGTACTACCCCATCATCGAGAAGCTGCTGCTGAATGTCATGGGCGGCAGTTCCGTTCAGATCACGCGTCAAGGCGTCACTCTCGTCTCTTAAGGAGTTCTAGGAAATGCCTCTCAATAATTTTACGACGGGACGTGACGTAACGCTGAATATCGTCACACCGAATTTCGGTCCCGTCTCGCTGAATTTGATCACCAAGTTCACGTCCAAGCAACTCTCCACAAATGAATCGCCGAAAGGTATTGATGGCGTTGTCCGTCATGTGCGATTCTTCAATGGCTGGCAGGGATCGTTCAATATCGAACGGCGCGACAGCACGCTCGATGACTACTTCGCGCTGCAAGAGGCGAATTACTGGGGCGGCGTCAACGAGTCGCCCGCCTCAATCACGCAGACGATTCTCGAGCAGGCTGGCAATGTCACTCAGTGGCGCTACACGGGCGTTCTTCTGATCTATGACGACGCTGGCGACTATGCGGGAGATTCGACCGTGAAACAGGCCATGTCGTTCCTCGCTTCCAAGAGGCTCAAAATCGCGTGACGGTCAAAATCAACAAGACTGAAGCCAAAGAGCAGCCCACGCCCAAGGCAGATCCTGTGGTGGTCGATGATAAGGGTCGACGCCTCTCCATCCGCGAGCCAGACATTCTGCAGGAAAGCAGGCTGGTCAGGCTGATGGGCGATTCCTCCATGAATGCCGCCTATATGCACGGATACGTGATGCCAGCGGTCATGGTCTCGGCGATCGACGGCGTTTTGATGCCATTCCCCTCCACCGTGCTCGAGGTCGAGGCCGCGATTCAGGTCTTGGGCCGCGGCGGCATGGAAGCGGTCATGGCGCATGTCATCGCGAGTGCGAAAGCGGGCGGTGGAGACGCTGAACAAGTAAAAAAATAGCGCGGAACCCCACCTTCCGCGATGCGTGCTGGCTCATCAAAAACGGGGTTCCGTATCACACCGCGTTTGGCATGACACTATTAGATTCTGATTCTATGCGCCTGGAGCGCGTCGAGCGCGTTGCCATGGTCATCGTCATGGCAGAATACGAAGGCCACAAGTTCAACTACGAACAGATGATGTTCGAAGAGAAGTCGTGAAGGAATTTTCGAGCCTTGGAGCCTTTGCCGCGCACTTAGTGACGCGTGAAGCGGAGGTCGCATTCAATTTGCACGCCGGCCTTGAGGTAGTCGCGCGCAGGGTTGAAGAGACGGCGAAGAGCGAAATCGGGATGTATCAGCCCGAAGTCGGCAATTTCCCAGAATGGGCGCCGCTCGCCGAGAGTACGCTTGAGGAAAAGGAACGGCTTGGATTTGCGCCTCCAGATAACCCGCTGCTGCGTGAAGGCCATTTGCGCGACTCGATTGAGCATGAAACGCACGTTTTAGATGCGGTCATCGGCTCGAAATCGGACATAGCGGCTTATCAGGAATTCGGGACTGCGAGCATCCCGCCGCGGTCATTCATAGGGCCGGCGATGGTGAGAAATGTGGAACTTCTGGAGCGGATGACCGGTGCCGCGGCCGTCATTGGCATCGGCGGCGGAGCGCGGTTGAATCCAGCGCTCGGCTACGATCTGTCTACGAGACTATTGCCCAAAGAATAGAGCCGAACACATAGGCAAAGAATAGTCCGATACCCAAGATGAAGAGCGACCAGAGTGTCAGGGTGATGCGCTTCAAGACGGGCATCGGATAGCGCCAACTCCACACGACCTTTTGTCTAGGTATGAGCTTTTGCCGCGGCACTTGATATTGCACCGACGGAAACTTCCGCGCGGCCCAATCGTTCAATCGGAAGCGTAACGAAGTCATGTTCGAGAACTACAAGGTCGCAGTGCGAATCACACTGATGGACGATGTTACACGTCCGTTGAACCTGTTGACAAAGTATTTCCTGCGCTCCGAAGAGGCCGCCAAATCGCTTCAGAAGCGCTTGACCGTCATCAAGGATCTCTTCAAAGGGGGTGGCCTTCTATTCGGCGCAGGGGCGGCTGTAGCGGCTCCATTGATCTATGCCACGGATAGGGCAGCAGAGCTGCAAAAGCAGATGATTGCGGTCCAAATTGCGACCCGCGGTACCACGCAGCAGATGGACCAGATGCGCTCGGCAATCGAGAAAATCGCTGGCGTTACCGTCTTTTCGAACATCGATGTCGCCAAGATGGCGAAGAGCATCGCCACCGGCACCGGCCTCGGCGCCGAGCAGGTCCAGGGCCTGCTGCCGGCCTATGCCAAGTTCGCCGACGTGCAACTTTTGATGAAGGGAACGCCCTTCGCGCAGTCGATTCCGGACGCTATTCGTCTTGCGCACACCGCGCAGCATTATGATGCGAAATCGCTCGAAAATTACCTGAATCTCTTGACAAAAGCGTCGTTCCTTGTCCCTGGTGGACTGGGCGAGGTTGGCCATGCGCTGAAATACTCCCAGGGGATCGGCAAGACTGCCCTCGGCATTGATGATGAGAACATGATTCTCTTCACCGCTTTCATGAACCGGTTGGGTTTGGCCGGCAGCCGCGGCGGCACGAATGCGATTGCGGCGATGTCGCGATCCATCCCCGGGATCTTCGGTTCCGGATTGCTCAAGGGCAAGAGCAACGAAGCCTTGAACGCGATGGGCATGATCGATTCTGCCGGAAATTCCAAGGCGTTCAAGAACGGCAAGTTCGATATGTTCACCTGGATGGGACTCATCGGTGAGTACGTCCAGCGAGAATTCGCGCGCCATCCTGAAAGTATTGCACGCCAGGACATCCTGAAGAACTTCCAGCATGCCTTTGGAGTCCAGGGCGGCCGAGTCGCTTCCCTCTTGTCGACGCCCGAGGCCATGCGCCAGTTCCGCCAGATCGGACAGACCTTCGGCGAATATGGTGGCGTTGAGGGCATGCAGAAGAAGTTTGCCGACGAATCCGTCGCGCAGCAGTACATGAATGCGAAGACGAACTTCACGACCGCACTCACCGAACTCGGCTATACGCTGCTGCCGACCGCAACCAAGATCCTGCAGAAGTTCAACACCTACATCGGGCAGTTGATCACATGGATGAACAAGAATCCGGATAAGGTCAAACAGTACGCGACCAACATTGCGTTGCTTGCTGGCGCTCTCGCTGGCCTTGGCATTGTCTCCATGATTGCATCCGGTGTCACGGGGCTCGTGACGGCCTTGGGTTTCTTGCGCACTGCCATCATCGCCACAACGGCGCTGGCTGGCAGTACCACCATGGCCGCCAATGGCGCGGTGGGCGTGGTGGCATCCAAGATACCGCTTGCCGGAGCAGTGCTTGCCGCTTCCTATGGCCTGACGCGACTCATCGCCAATGCCGTGACTCCGGAGGATTTTACCTTCGGCGGATGGCTTTACGACAAGACGCATCCGAGCAAATGGAGCGGCGGCGCGCCGACGGGCGGCAAGAGCGGCGTGCATGTAACTGTCGTCAACAAGCTCGACAAGAATGGATTTTCCACCATGGTCAGTCAGGCGCAATCAAAAGCCTTGTTCGCGCCGCAGACCGGGCTTTCTTCCTTCGACTCGGTTCAAGGACTCTTACCGTCCGGCGGATTCTAAATGGCGACGCCCGATACGACCCTGAATCTGGGCGGGATTCAGTTCAACGCGCTCGAGATCCCGAGCAACATTCCTTGGGGAACATCGCAAACGCTTGCTGTGCATAAGTTCCCCGGTGGCGATCGCACGATTGATGCGATGGGTCCAGACTACCGGGCTCCCCAATGGAGCGGGCTATTTTTTGGCTCGGACGCCTTTGCCCGGGCGAGCGCGCTCGAGGCGATGGCCGCGGGCGGTGAGGAACAAACGCTCACCTTCGGGGGTAAGACGTTTCGGGTGATCGTGGCTGAATTCAGTGCCGAGTTCCATCGGCTCTATGAAATGCCGTATCACATCACTTGTGAAGTGATTGCGGATCAGAGTTCACCGGTTTCCAGTAATTCGGTGCCTTCAACGGATGATGCGCTGAATAGCGATTTGGGGCTTGCTGAAGGCTATGCGGCGCTACTGGTTGCACAGGCCACCCAAGTCAACGCCCAGGCGATAGCGGTGCTACAGGCTTCCATCGGCTCTGTGGCGACTGCCATGGCTGCTGTGACGACATTTGTTGGTGCCTCACCAGGCACGGTGGCGAGCGTTTTACAGCCACTGGCGACGGCTCAGAATGCTACAACGGCGTTGATTGGATCGTCGGATTCGACCATCGGCTCGTTTTCTGGCTTCTCCGGCATGATCGCAGGCGCCATCCCAAGCACCCTCATTGCCGCAATGAATACCGGTCAGTCCACCACGCAACAAGAAACCACGTTGTGGAATCTTTCTGGGGTGCTCGGGCGGATGTCGGCGAATCTTAATGCCGTAAACGGCTCCCCCAATACCGTGGCCACGGCTGGGGGGAATTTATTCCAGATCGCCTCGCAGCAATACGGCGATCCGAATGACTGGACCGCGATCGCCACGGCGAACGGTCTGACCGATCCGTTTATTCAGGGGAATCAAGTACTCACGATTCCATTGGCGCCAGGGGATTCCGGCGGAATCTTGAATAGCTGATGGCACAGGTACGTCAGCCGCGCGGCTTGGTAAAAATCAACGACCAGGTCGTGCCTGGCTGGATTGATTGGTCGGTCACGAACAACGCCTATTACGAGGCCGACACCTTTCATGTGAACTTCTCCACTTCGCGCTTGCCGTCGAGCAATGATGCGAACTGGTTCAGTGAGCAAAAAGAGACATTCGTCGAAATCCTGGCGGGATTTCCGAGCGATCCGAATCAGCCAGACCCCTCTGAATTACAAAGCCTCATTTACGGGCGGCTGGACGATAGCGAATACGATCCGATCAATGGGCTTTTGAAGCTGACCGGTCGGGATCTGACCGCGGTCTTTATTGACGCCAAGATCTCGCAGGACTACGCGAACAAGACTTCGAGTCAAATCGCGATCCAGTTGGCGCAAAATCACGGGTTGGCTTACGTCGCCACGCAAACGACGACTCTGGTCGGAAGCTATTACGAACTCGACAGCATTCACATGCAGACGAGCCGCAGCGAATGGGACCTACTCGCCTACCTTGCCAGACAGGAAGGGTTTGTTGCTTTCGTCGAGGGTCAGACGCTCTTCTTCCAGAAGGATGATGCGCCGAGCCAAGATCCGTATCCGATCAACGTTCAAAGGCCGGCGACAGGCTCAGCGAATGCGAACGTATTGAGCATCAACTTCTCTCGCAGCCAAACGGTTGCGAAAGGAATCACTGTGACGGTCAAGAGCGCAGGGCGCTTCAATCCGACGGTGACGAAGTCGTATCCGACGGCTCCCAGGACCATCACTGCAGGCAAATCCTCGCCTTTCGGCGCGACGACGAACTACTTCTTCAAGATGGCGGCTGGGGCGACGCCGACGCAGGTACAGCTTGAAGCTGAACGGATC